ATTATCCAGAGCGTACATGGTAGGTGTTGACCATATCATATTTAAAAACAAACCATACTTATTAGAGATCAATGGTAGCCCAGGTTCAGGCGCTGACTATGAAGGTTATAGTTATGAAGACTATTATGCTGACGCAGAGCCATCAGGTAGAATTGATGGTGAGACTATGATGTCAAATGTGATAGATTGGATTAAAGAAAGAAAACATTGGGATAGACAATCACTTATAGAATGTGGTTGGTTAGAAACTGTAGACCTAGATGAAGTGGGTAAAGTTAGAGTTAAGTTTGATACAGGTAATGGCTCAAAGGCTTGTGCCTTACACGCAGATGAGATTTTAGAATCTAAAGGTAAGATAGTAAAATGGAAGTACGAGGGTAAGACTTTTACCAAACCTAGATTCGGTAAGAGTGAGATATATAGGGCAAACGCTGAGGGTGAAGAGCCATCAGAAGTTAGACCAACTGTATTGATGGATATTACATTTAACGGTGCCACATATAAAGATATAGAAGTCGGTATAGATAGTAGACCAAGATCAGCATCTGATCTATTAGTTAATAGAGATTTAATGAGATTGATGAATGTAAGTGTCAATCCTAATAGAACTTTCGTATTAAGTAAGAGGTTAAGACCTGTTAGAGAAAACTAACATTGACAAATCAATTAAAATATGGTATAATATAAACAATATAGGAGTTATTATGAATGAAGTGAAGATATTAAGATTAACTACTGGTGAAGATGTAATCGCTAAAGTAGGTGAGAATGACCAAGGTGTGAGTTTAAATAAAGCTTTTGTTATAATCCCACAACAAACAGGACCAGGAAAACCAATACAACTTATGATGAGTTTGTATAATGCGTTTGGTAAAAGTGAAACAATTACTTTAGCAAAAGATAAAATTGTTTTTATGACAGATCCAAAAGATGATATTCTAAAATCGTATGAACAAAATACTAGCAGAATATTACAACCAAAAACTGGTTTAATTACAGAGAATACAGTACCGAAGTTATAATGATAACTGTTTACTTCATACGAGGAGAGGAAAAAATTCCTGTCCAAGTTGACGAAGGTATGTCTTTGATGGAGGCGGCAAGAGACTTTGCTAATCAATCCATAGAAGAAATACCAGCAGATTGTTCTGGTTGCTGTGCGTGTGCCACTTGTCATGTTTTAATAGATAGAAATTGGACACACATTATAGGTCAACCAGATTTAAATTCTGCTGAAACAGAATTAGTAGAGTATGAGAAAGGCTATGATCGTATGCAAAGTAGATTAGCTTGTCAAATACAATTAGAAAAAAAACATGATGGTTTGGTTGCACACCTGTTGGACAATCATAAATTATAAGTACAATGGGGCATTAGCTCAGTTGGGAGAGCGCCTGATTTGCATTCAGGAGGTCAACAGTTCGACTCTGTTATGCTCCACCAAAAATTAGATTATGAAAAAAGATATATTTGAAAGTATCATAGACGTTGGTAGTGGTTTTATTCTAGCCGTACTAATACAATTATTAATTTTTCCTTTGTTTGGATTACACCCTACTATATTTGATAGTATAGGTATTGCGTTAATCTTTACAGTTGTTTCTATGACTAGATCAGCGATATGGCGATGGTACTTTAGAAAGAGAAGAGCTTGAACTTTTATAAAAATGTAATTGAACATAGAGGTAAGTTACTTGTTCGTGGTGTCCACGATGGTAAAGAATACAAAAACAAAATAGACTTTAGTCCCACTTTGTATGCTATCTCACAAGAAGATTCTAAATTTAAAACACTAAAAGGTCAAAATCTTAAACCAATACAGTTTGGTAATATATCAAAAGCCAGAGACTTCAAAAGAAATTATAATACAGATAACTCACCATTGTATGGTATGGATAGATACCAATATCAATATATCGCAAATGAATATCCTGAAGATATACAATTTGACAAAGATGCAATAAAAATATTTACAGTTGATATAGAGTGTAGTGCGGAAAATGGTTTTCCTGATGTAGAAAATCCAACAGAAGAACTATTAGCGATCACAGTAAAAAATCAATCTAATAAACAAATCATAACTTGGGGTACAGGTGAGTTTAAAACAGATAGATCAGATGTAACTTATATAAGATGTAAGTCAGAGAAGTCTTTGATTATGGAGTTTATGAAGTTTTGGATTAAGAACTATCCAGACGTAATCACAGGTTGGAATACTAAATTTTTTGACATACCTTATTTGTTTAATCGTATTAGAAACCTAGTAGATGAAAAAGTATTAAAAAGATTTTCACCTTGGAATCTAGTTGAGAGAGAAACCATAGTTGTTAGAGGTCGGCCTCAAACTTATTATGCTATCTTTGGTATCTCTATGTTAGATTACCTAGACCTATATCAAAAATTTATACCTACTAAACAAGAAAGTTATAAACTTGATTATATTGGTAAAGTAGAACTTGGTTTACAAAAAGATGAAAACCCTTATGATACATTTAGAGATTGGTACACAAAAGACTTTCAATCATTTATTGATTACAATATTAAAGACGTTGAGATAGTTGATGGTTTAGAAGATAAACTAAAACTTATTGAACTAGTCCTAACTATGGCGTATGAGGCTAAGGTAAATTATACAGACGTATTCTCACAAGTTAGAATGTGGGATATGTTGATTTACAACTATTTAAAAAAAGATAATATAATGATACCACCTAAGGAAGATAACATCAAGGAAGATAAGTATGATGGCGCATATGTAAAAGACCCAATCACAGGTATGCATAACTGGATTGTTTCGTTTGATATTAACTCACTATATCCTCACTTAATTATGCAGTATAATATATCACCAGAGAAAATCATTGGTGTAAAACCATCAGGCGTTTCTGTAGATAGATTGTTAAAACATGCGACACCGTTGACACATCTAAAAACAGAAGGTGCCTGTATTACACCAAATGGTGCTATGTTTAAAACAGATAGTCCAGGTTTCTTACCTAGACTTATGGAAAAGATGTATAACGATAGGGTTAAATTTAAGACACTAGCATTTCAAGCTAAAAAAGAATATCAAAAGACAAAAGACCCAAAGACAGCAAAAGAAATATCTCGTTGTCATAACATACAATGGGCAAAGAAGATTGCTCTTAACTCGGCTTATGGTGCGATAGGTAATCAATATTTTAGATATTATGATGTAAGACAAGCAACTGCGATCACTACTTCTGGTCAGTTTGTAATTAGATTTATTGAAAAGAATGTAAACGAATATATGAATAAAATATTAAAGACACATGATAAGGTAGATTATATTGTTGCGTCAGATACAGATTCAATTTATCTTACATTAGATAAACTAGTTGAGGCGACTTGTAAAGATAAATCAAAAGCAGATACATTAAAGTTTCTAAACAAAGTTGTTAGTAGTAGAATAGAGCCATTTATAGATAAGTGTTTCGCAGAACTAGCAGACTATACAAATGCGATCAAACAAAAGATGGTTATGAAACGAGAAGTAATCGCTGACAAAGGTATATGGACAGCGAAAAAAAGATATATGTTAAATGTATTAGATGAAGAAGGTATTACATTTGAAGAACCTAAACTAAAGATTATGGGTATAGAAGCTGTTAAGTCATCTACGCCAGAAGTTTGTCGTGGTAAAATTAAACAAGCGATCAAACTTATAATGACAAAAGACGAAGACACTTTACAAAAGTTTATCGCTGATTTTAAGAAAGAGTTTTATCAAATGACAGCTGAACAAATATCTTTTCCTAGGTCTTGTAATAACTTAAAAAAATATATGCATGGTAGTAATATCTTTATTAAAGGTACACCTATTCATGTTAAAGGTGCGTTAATATACAATCATCAATTAAAACAATTTAAGTTACATAGAAAGTATCCACTAATACAAGAGGGTGATAAAATTAAATTTCTAAAACTAATAGAGGCAAACCCATTTAAGTTTGATGTAATAAGTTATGTTACAAAATTACCAAGTGAATTTAAACTACAAGAATATATTGATTATGATATTATGTTTCAAAAAACATTTTTAGACCCTATGAGTTTTATACTTAACTCTATTGGTTGGACATATGAAAAGACAGCTAGTTTGGAGGCATTCTTTGAGTAGTTTATTTTTATTATTGATTACTATTCATTGGGGTTTTGCCACAGGTAGTTTGATTGCTTATAAAACAGATTGGTCAATACCTAGATTTTTAATAGTATGTTTATTAATAAGATATTTTTTTTAAGTTATGGACTTTAACACAAACCAAAAACATGGAGTAATATATGCAGATCCGCCTTGGACATTTAAAACGTATAGTAACAAAGGAAAAGATAAAAGCCCTGAAAGACATTATCCTTGTATGTCTCTCTCTGACATTGTTCGGTTACCTGTTGACCGAATTGCTAAGGACGATGCAGTCCTCTTAATGTGGGTAGTTGATCCCTTGTTAGACAAAGCATTTGAAGTAATCAATGCGTGGGGTTTCAAGTATAAGACAGTAGGTTTTACTTGGGCGAAAACGAATCGAACTAAAATGGGTTTCTTCACAGGTCTAGGTTACTGGACTAGAGGTAATCCAGAAATGTGCTTATTGGCTACAAGGGGTAAACCTAAACGGCTAAATAAAAGTATACCACAATTAGTGGTTAGTCAAAGACAGGAACATAGTAGAAAACCAGATATAGTTTATAACCATATTGAAAAGATGCTAGATGGACCTTATATAGAACTCTTTGCTCGTAGAAAAAGAGAGGGTTGGAATAGTTGGGGTAATGAGGTATGATTCTACCCTTGACTCTTGCGATATTATATGTTATACTAGGGTATGGTTTTGTTATATGGTTATTAATGAAATGGAACAATGAACAATTATAAGAGATATACTTTACAAGATACTTTAGATAGTGAAAAAAGAAATCTATTTACTGTATTATCAACTTTCGCTGGTGGTGGTGGCTCATCAACAGGTTATAGACTGGCTGGTGGTAAGATACTAGCGATTAATGAATTTGTACCTGAGGCCCAAAATACTTATAGAGAAAATTATCCTAATACGACTATTGTACCAGGTGATATTAAAAAGTTGACAGGTACATATCTAATGGAACAAGCAAATGTTGGTGTTAGTGAACTAGACATATTAGATGGTAGTCCTCCTTGTTCAGCGTTTAGTATGGCGGGTTC